CAGTTATGTATTTTGATTATTCTGGTATTATTAAAAACCTTGCTTGGTGGAGAAAGCTGAAAGATAAGGTACGAGGTATTGTTACTTCGTGGATTAATTTCAAGCCTTTTGACGGCCTTGCAGATCATAGTATGGATAACTATACAAAACACACAAAGGATAATTAATGGACATCATAGAGAGATTACTTTCAGATACTTTATGGATCTATACAGCAATTCTTGGATCCATTACAGGCGCAGCATTCTTATTTTGGTTCAAAGATACAAACGTAGCTTTATGGGCCGTTGCTAAATTTGACAGATTTTTGGAGTATTTAGTATTAAGATGGGGTTGGACTTGGTTAGAATCAGATCCGCTTGCCTGGAGAAAAAAGTATCCTCATATCACAACAAAGATTGATGAACTCGAAGATAGATTACAAGATCTTGAAATCGACAGTCATCCACCAGTTTCACCAGGTGGAACTGAAGAACTATTAGGCCATATAGACGCAATTAAAAAGCGTCTTGATGTACTCGAAACCAAAAAATAAGGAGACAACTATGTGTACTTGCCAAGTTTGTAATTGCAGTCCATGCAGGTGTGGATAATGGAACTAACAGATGCAGCAATATCTCAGGCGATTAAAAGAACGTCGGGATCGCAACCTAATCATATTAGAGTTGGGGTTAGTGCTGGCGGCTGTGTCGGGTATGAGTATGTTATTGAGTATGCTAATGAAATTCGTGATGATGATAACATAACGGATTATGGAAAGTTTAAGTTAGTTATGAACGCGGTGTCAAAGCCTTTCTTGGAAGGCGCGACACTAGATTATATTAAAGAAGGATTGAATGAATCGTTTAAAATTATCAATCCTAGAGAAGTTAACTCGTGTGGGTGTGGTGAATCAATAGGGTTCGAACCCCTACCGTAATAAGGAGAAAAATATGTTAGATTGGATTAAAGGAAGGCTCGGAGAAAGAACCTCGTTAGATGGAGCAGTTGCTATTGCCGGTGGTATTGTTATGATATTAATACCAACAAGTTTAATCGGTTGGGCACTGATTGCATACGGCGCATGGACTATATGGAAGAAGGAAGACTGATTAATGGAAAAAGAATTGAAGGCGAGTGGTCATCACCCTGCCGATACTAATGGAGACGGGAAGGTTTCCAAAGCTGAAGAGTCAATGTATTTAGAGTTTAAGAGAAAAGAACTCGAAGATCAAGACGCAATGAGAGATGCCCAACGTAAGATGGCATGGTTCTCATTATATGGGATGTTAGCTTATCCTGTTTTAGTAATAGGATCTAATGTTGTTGGGTACGAAAAAGCAGCCGACATTTTAGGAGATATGGCAGGAGTATATTTTATTGCTGTTGCTGGAATCGTTGCTGCGTTCTTTGGTGCGCAGGCATGGACGAAGAAGTAATATCATATCAATATAAAAAGAATAATTACTTGACTTGTAGAACAAAGAATTGTAAATACACAGGACCTGTATTACACTTTGCATTTATATATGGTACCACTCTTTGTCCGCGATGTGCATCTAAAGCAGTATGGGCAAAAGGAATGCAGAGCACATATAGTAGTAGAAGATAAGTTTATTTTTCTACTGAATGCAAAGTTTCGATTTTAACGGTGTCGTGATAATCACCATCGGAAAAGTCTCGTATAGCAGTTTCTTTGAAAAGATAACCGTCTTGAACTCTATATGAAACAACTTCTTTTCTAAATACACCATCCATTTTACTTAACGAAGTTTTAAATGGACCTTCGTTGTAACAATCGAAAGGTTTAGTTGCCTCATCAATAATCTTTTGCTTAAGTGGTGTTATTACTTCGACCATGTGTCCTTTATAATTTTGCATAATTTTACTCGTAGTGTGCGTAACCATTTACTATTGATTTCGTGTATCCGGCATTTCGCATTTGTTCTTCCAAATACTCATCGCGTTCTAAATCTGAAATCAGTTCCCAACCAAGTTCTGTTGAACTCGGATTATCAGCTAACCAAGCTTGCTTAGCTAATTCAATACATTCCAAAACCGAATTTTCGTTTTCGTCTCCATCCGTTAAAGGTTGTACCTCAACTCCTGATGGCATTGTAACTAAATTAGGTGTCCAAATTTCATCACTCATGAATAGATGCCTCCTTCATGAATCTCCATTCCTCTTCTTCCATTTAATCCTAACATTCTGTAATTGACTTGGTAATAACCATTCGGATTCATAGTTACTGCCTCCGGCATATATTCTTTTACTTCTTGCGCGATTACTCCGGATGAACGTCCTTTTTCACCAAGGGCGTTTCCAAGCTCATTCCATTTCCAAGTATATATTCTATGTCCGCTAACGTCACCGATGTATTTAATATTTGTCTTTAGTCTTTCGTCCGAATTAATATTCCAAACATACCCAAGAGTTGCTCGATACCCAGCAACATTATTATGTGCTTGTAACATATAGTATCTTAATCCGCCAAACCACCTCATAACATTTGATGTTGACCATAAGCCAGAATTATATCCTGGGTAACTTGCGGTTGTACTATTGCCGTAATAATATACATCTGTTCCTATTACCGCATTATAGTCTGTTCTAGCCACTTCCGTTACTGTTGGATTAAAACGAATATACCATCCAGCAGAATAGAACCAAAACTGAATACGCTCTGAGCCTGGCCGAGGTGTAAATACTGGTCTTCCACGAACTCTATGAGTATCACTTGAACCTGTCATTGCACTCCAATTCCATGAACCATCACGGTTTCGATATTGAGACGCATAAACTGCTGTTGTAGAATTCGCTGGCAAGCCTCGGTAGTACTGTCGGAGCTCCGAATAATATTGTGGATTTCCTGATCTTGTTGATGGCATTAGCTTATCCTGATATCTATATCTTTACGATAATATTTAGGGGCATCAATCTCTACAACTGAAGGGCATGTAACTGTAATTGATGGTGCAGTATTAACTAATTGACAATTAACCCATATATAAGTATCTTCTGTTGGTATGTCTGAAATGGTCACTGAAGTATTTGCGGCAGTTTCTATTATATCAAAATCGTTAAACACAACCATCGTTGTTTCTTCAGGTACATCAACTCTTCCAATAGTTGCAGGCAATCCACTTTCTGGATCTATAATATCGGCAAATGTTGTATTGGAAAAGAAGTCGGCTTCTGTATGTGGATGTGAATATGTCAAACTAATTTCAGTTTTATCCATTACTGTGTTAGCAGCAAAGTCCCACCATTTAGTTTCGTTGGTAAGCTCATCACCATCTGCTACTCTAACGACATGAACATTATTAGCAATATTCCAATCGCCAAAAGTTTCGATATTGTCGTCGGTTAGATTTTCAAGATTATATTGAATTCTACCTGAGATTGTGTTTGCTGAAAAGTATTGCATACAATTATTTATTAATCTATAAGAAGTTGTATAAGACCAGATTCCCAATTTTCTACAACATCATTTGCATAAGCTTTGCTTTTGCCTGGGAGCCTTCTTGATTCTATTACTTGACCGTTTTCTAAAAGGTCAACGACAAACATTGAATCTGGTCCATTTGTGCCTGTATCATTTGTTCCTGGAATTCCTTCCGTGCGAATAATCGCTGTTCTAGTTCTACTCATTATATTCCTCCAAATCGCTTTCGCGTATTTCATGTCCATGTTCTGTATAACCAACAACATCGTCAGTCATCAACTCTTTTAATAAGACCACACCTATTACTATCCATAATACAACACCGAATATAATTAAACCTTTTAAGGAATAATATGATAGTGTGTCAAGTACAGAAAATGGCTTAGGCATATGTCACCTTTCTCCTAGTAAGTTCGTTACGAATTTTTTGTTTAAGTTTTGGTCGTGTATTGCTTTTATCTAAAGTTTCAAGCAACTCTTCTGTCGACACATGCTTCATATAAAAGTGTTGTGTTTCTAATTTACCGGTTTGTCTATTTTTAATCACCTGACTAGGCTTAAATTTCATTGGCATCATATCTCCTTACTTCATTGATAATTCTATCAGCCTCAGCATCATTTAAAAAACCATATACACCAACATCAGCTGCTGGGTATTCCTTTAATGCATCAATAGGTAAATCCACAAAATCTTCAGTGTCTTTATCTAAAATAGCAAGCTCCCATAGGTCATCTCTCCAACCATAAGAACCTGTAAATTTGACTAAAGAAATAACATGGTACTTGAAATTAAATTCCTTTCTTTCTCCATCATGCCATGGTAATGATTCAGGCCAATGGTTCATTTTTTAACTCCCATGATATTACTGTTTCTAATCTAAAAGATCTCCATCCTTTCTTGTCTAAAGCCCAGGCCGCGAGATGCTCACTATTAGGATTGAAATCTTTAATGCGACCTGAGACTCCATTCTCTGAAAGAATTTCTTCGTTTAGAGTACATGGCATAATACGAATCTCACCCGTATTAATTTTTTTAAATGTAACAGTTACTGCTGTTGTTTTCAGCGCATCAATTAATTTTTGCGTTTCAATTCTATCCATTTTATATATCCTTAATTAAAATATTGATGACCAAAAATTCATCCACCATTGACCATGCTCTTTTACAATGCCTACTGACAAAAACGACCAGCCGACACCATTTAATAATATGAGTGCTCTATCTTCCCATAATATAGAAACCCACATCCATAAACCAATACCAATAAAACTGAAGTATAAATCTAATTCATGGAATTGCGTTCCTGCTGACCTAAAGATAATTGCAGAAAGTACAAAGAAGGATGCAATCCATTTAAGATACCAATCAAGTTTTCTTTCACCCTTTTCAGAACGAATCATTATTCTATATCTACCTCTTCAATAATATTTGCTGTTGGCATATCAACAATATACCCATCAATTCTACGTACATATGTTCGTCCGTCTTCTACTCTGTCAATTGTACCAGCAACCTCGAGGGTCTGATCATCATGCAACTCGTGTGTGTATGTTATTCTTTTTTTCATAATTTTTTAACCTCTCCCAGGTTTCTTGCCAAGATTCAACGGGATAGTTCCATCCCATTTTACCTAAGTCAATTGTTAATGCTAGTGGATAATCGTTTCCACCATATTCCATTTTGTCTCCGAAGAAATGTATAAAGCTATACTCTTTATTTAGGATATTAGCAACTTGAGACTTATCGTTTCCGCGTGGAATAATATCAATACTTATTTGACCACCTATAGATGCGTGTAACTTTGGATAAGCATTATTAATGTCTTTCGCAATATTTGCGCGTTCTCCGTTTATTTGATCCCATTTATAATACTGCATTCTTTGTTCTTCGGTGCAATCTCTACCTATAGTAGAAAAGTTAATCATTCCTGTTCTTCTCTCGATATGATTGCCTACTTTAATTGGATAACGACTCTTATTTACAATTTGAGTTAAGTAATTCTTAAACTCATAATCAATCTCTATATCGTTTTTATTAACTCTTTTGCTTTTTATCCAATATTCGTTTCCATTGGATTGCCATACTCCGTTTACAGCCTCGTAAAGTATTGGGCCGATTTGTTCAAAGGTCTTTTTACGATCGGATCCTGTAACGAGGTATACATCGTTGTCTTTGCAGAAATTCAACATAAAGGTTAAAAACTGCGGATCTATAGATTTCCTCGATTCTGTTAAAGTTCCGTCTACATCAAATACGAAACATTTTTCTTTAATCATATATATTCCATTAGGTTCAGTAAAACTGCAGTACCTGTTATTGCACTACCAATCATAATTGCTTTGTCGTTCCATGCATGTCCTACCCATACCCAAGCAATCGAACTCAGAGCATACGCAACTTTACCTTCAAAAATAAATCCTGCGCTTTGTGTAAATACTCCTGTGACTGCAAGACATGTTGCTACCCATTTAACAAAAGCATCAGTCGTACCTGTTGGAGTGGCAGGACTCAAATCTTCGACCTGCACCTGTAGCTCTTCCATCTCTTGTCTTAATCGAGCTCTTTCTGCATTAAGCTCCATGGCAAGTCGACCAGTTTTAGTCATAACACTATCGTTATACTGCTCCTTGATTTCTTGCTTAATTTGTTTCTGCTCTTCCGACACCATTTTTGTTTACTTGTTCAATAACTAATTCTTTTACCTTATCTAATTTGTACCATAATCCACTATACATTGTTTCTCTACCATCAGGCCAATTCACAATGTATCGTTTATAACCAAAAGGTCTTATTGAAAATATTCTAACACCTTCATATGAATATTCGAGCAGTCTCAAAACATGTAATCCTCAACCTTGGGTGGTATACCTTTTTCTCTTGTTTCAAGATCTGAAAATATCCATGTAGAGTATTCAGTATACATACGACCAAGTATAGGTTGCTCTTGAGCAATTGCCTGTAGTCGTTTGGTATTTTCGTTACCTTTTCTCCAAACGCTATGATCGTCTGAATAGTTATAATACCAATCGTGTTTTTCTAGCTCCTTAAAATATTCTGCTATCTTCATTTATTTTCTCCTCTTTAAGTCTTTAATCTCCTCGTTAAGAGAAACTATTTTTTTGTAAGCTTCGTACTTTTGAGCTTGTTCTTCTGCAACAGCTCGTCTTAAGATTTCGACCTCAGTCCTCAAATTCGTTATTACCTTTTCCATAATCCTCACTTATCTTTTTGTGTTTTCTATAACCACGGCTTGCAGCCTTTTTGCGATCTTTGTGAGTCGCAGGTTTATTGAACTTATTTAGGTTCTTCGCGACTGGATTTGATTTGTTCCTTATCATTTGTTTACCAAAATATCATTAATAGAACTACTGAAATTAAAGAGAATAAGATAAACATTGATTCAGGATCTCTTACTATCTCTCTCCATGTAGGTAGAGGTTCTTCCTCCTCTTCCTCTTCTTTAAATAGTTCTAACTGTTCCATTCGTTTCACCTGTTGTTCTACGTTATTTATTTGGCGCGCCCACCAGGACTCGAACCTGGAACCTACAGCTTAGAAGGCTGTTGCACTATCCAGTTGTGCTATGAGCGCAATTAACTTTCGTATTTAGCCATATAGGCTTTCATCAATTTTTGCTGTAGCTTTCGAGCTTCCTTTTCCCAGGGCTGATCCCAATATTCTGTATCACGACAATCTCTGCCTTTCCAGTATTGCATCATATCGTCTAATTCTTTTCGTGCAAACTGTTTTACATGAACTAACTCATGTGCTAATATCGACATCCAATTCCCATACAATGCGATATCTAAAACGAAATTCCTCGGATCCAGTGACTCACACAATCCTTCGTTTTGGGAGTTGTCTACATATAGATTGTGATGGAATTTAACATGAATATAAGTATGTAGCCTTCGGATCCCAAGTTCTTGTGCAAAGAAGTTGAGTGCCATAAGTGCTTGTGCCTGTAAATTCATATCAAGTTGTCCGTCACGTGGACCCGAGAAATAAACTTTCATATTTAGCTGATTCCTATATTAGCCAATATAAGTAGGAACAGTAAGATCACTAATAATCCTACATTGTTCCAAATAAATTCTATCGTTTTTAATCCTAGTTTTATAAAGGCAATCACGATCACTGCCACTACAAAAAAGTATACTAGGAGTGTGATTAATTCCATTCGGCGTCTCTACCGCCTTCTTGATATGATGGAACAAAATCCAATTCTGACATATCAAACTTATCGTCAGAATATAAAGAAAAGTCACTCATCTTAGCAAGCTTTGCTACAGCACGTTCATTCTTTGCTGCTTCTCTGCGAGCCTTATTGGCTTCTTGCTTTTCGTATTTGGCTTTTTCCTTTTTTAGGAATTTCTTAATTTGTTCGAAGCTCATTGATTTAGACATTATGCCACCTCTGTTTGATTTTCAAAATACTCATTGATATAAGCAGAAGACATAAAAGATTTTCCACCGATATGCCATCTGTATTTTTCAGAGGACATAGCAGCATAACCACCGTCGTAGTCTTTCCAATTATAAATTGTAGTAGGAAGTACTTCACCGTCTTCCTCAATGATTTTAAGTTCCCACTCAATGTCAACTTTTCCGTCACCGGAAGTTTCAGTACATTGTGGATGGCCGAAGACCTTAACTAGGTCAGCATAAGATGCTTCAATATAACCTTGAAGCGAAGTGGACACGAATGTTGTCCTTGGTTTTATTTCATAATTCATAACAACTCCCATTGTTTTCAAAATTTCAGATTATATTATACTCTATTTTGACTATCTTGTCAATAGTTTTATGAGAAAAAGTTCATTTATTTTCATATTTTTATAGAACTTTTCGTTATATGGATATAATTAATACCCCATTGTCATATGTTCGTATGCTTCTTTACAGGTTTCGAGAGGTTCTCCGCAAATACAGAGTTCATCTTCTTCAATTGTTGGAGCTCCTACCATATCTCTGATTTGAGCTTCAGTATATTTTTGTTTACCACCTGTAAAGGATTCGTCCACAAGCATAAATTTTTGTTCATACGTAAGTGCCATATCTTTTACTCCTTTGTGATTTGATAAATCCATTCTAACAGGTTCGTAGCTGCTTGTCAATAGTTTTATGAAATTATTTTTTTCGTCCACATGAAAAAAACTATTGACATTCATAAAGAACTATTGTAGAATGGTATCATAAAGATTGATTGAGCAACTTAAATAACTATTGACATTGACTTCAAAGTGTGGTATAATGGTGGTTGATGATGGAGATAACGGTTTGACTAAAAACACAGAACAGTTCAGAATCTTGACCGCTAGGCAACACGTTCGAGAAAGAATTGGAATGTACATGGGTTCGAGTTCCAAAGAGGAGATCGAAAGATTTGTTCTTGGTCATTGGACAAAAGCAAAGTATGTTCCTGCCTTATCTAAAATGGTTGATGAGATTCTCGACAACTCGATAGACGAAGCCATTCGTACTAATTTTAAATACGCAAATAAAATCAATGTATCTATCAACGATGACAAAGTGACGGTTACCGATAATGGTCGCGGCATTCCTCAAGATAAGATATTCGATGAAACATCCAAAGAAAATATTTTAAGACCTGTAGCTGCTTGGACAAAAGTTAATGCAGGTACTTCTTTTGACGATGAACGAGTTACAATAGGAACAAACGGAGTAGGTTCAGCAGCAACCAACTTCTTATCAAAATGTTTCGTAGGTAAGACTTGGTCAAAAGGAAAATCAATTCAGCTTGATTGTAAAGATGGAGCTGATACATTAAAAATCAAAAAAGGTAATAAAGCAGGAAACGGTACTGAGGTATCTTTTGTTCCTGACTTTGATTTGTTCGAAGTTGACTCTATTGCTGAACTTGATACAGTTACATTAATTGAGGATCGTCTGATTAGTTTACAGATGGCATTTCCTGAAATTCAGTTTTCCTTCAATAAAAAGAAGGTGATGATTAATAATTTCAAGAAGTACTCTGAAATGTTTTCCGATACAGTAATCATGGAGAAGACGAATAACTTGTCTTACTTTATTGCTCCTTCGGAAGATGGCTTTCGAACTAACAGTTATATAAATGGTGTTAACACAAGACAAGGTGGTACATACGTTGATTACTTTATGAATTCGATTATTGACGAATTGGTTGTTAAGATCAAAAGGCGTCATAAGGTCGAAGTCTTGAAGACTACAATTAAGAGTGGTATCACATTTGTTATGTTTGCTCGAAACTTTGTGAATCCTAAATTTGATTCGCAAACAAAAGAACGACTTACTAACCCATTCGGCAATGTAAAGGAACACCTAGAAACATGCCAGGTACGTGATGCTCAATGGCTTGCGCAGAAGATATTAAATACACCTGATATAATTGACCCAATCATTGAAGCACAACTTGCAAAGAAGCTAGCGGCTGATAGAAGAGCTGCTACTTTGGCACAAAAGAAATTGCGTAAGGTAAAGGTTGCTAAACATATCTCTGCAAATAAAGATGATGCTACTCTAAAAATTGTGGAAGGAGATTCTGCAATGGGATTCCTATTAAAGGTTAGAGACCCAAATAAAGTTGGAGCATTTCCACTCCGAGGTGTCATTATGAATACTTGGGATATGAAACCCGCAGAGGTATTGAAGAATAAAGAATTGGCTGAATTAGTAGCGGTTCTGGGACTGGATATCAACGATCCAGACAGTGTAGACAACATGACATACAAATATATTGCTACATTAACTGATGCTGACCATGACGGTATAGGACATATATCACCACTGCTGATTGCGTTCCTATATAAATTCTGGCCGCGTTTATTAACTGAACGAAGAGTTATGATTACAAGAACGCCGATTATGATTAGTTCAAAAGGCGATGAAATAGAATGGTTCTATACATATGAGGATGCATCTGACTTCAAAAAGAATTCTACTTATAAGCATAGATATATTAAAGGTCTAGGTTCATTAACTGAAGATGAATATAGTACCATTATCAATTGTCCGAAGTATGATGTTGTTACTGTTGATGACGCATCAATATTTCAAATGATGTTCGGAAAAGATTCAGGTTTAAGAAAGGAGTACATGTTCGCATGACAGATCTAACAATGTTTGCTGAAGAATTACAAGGTACTGAGTATCCAATCAGTAAGGTTGCGGCTAACGAATGGAAATCATTCGCAATGTATACTGTTGAGTCTCGTGCAATTCCAAATATGATTGACGGGCTTAAGCCTGTTCAAAGATTCTATCTTTATTCTTCGTTATTAAATAGCAAGAAAGATTTCAAAAAGGTATCTGCAGTCTCAGGTATTATTTCCGATTACGGATATAATCATGGAGAAGCATCAGCGGCAGGTGCAGGTCAATTAATGGCTGCCACTTGGAATAACAATGTTTGCCTAATCGAAGGTAGAGGATCGTTTGGTACTCGACTTGTTCAAGAAGCAGGTGCTGCTCGTTATGTCTATTCGAGAGTACATAATAATTTCAATAAGTACATCAAGGATATTCATTTAAGTCCTGTTCATGAAGATCCTGAACACGAACCGCCTGCATTCTATTTACCTATCATTCCTATGGTACTTGTAAATGGAACAAAGGGTATTGCGACTGGGTTTGCTACAAACATATTACCGCATGATCCATCAGACCTTGCTAAAGCTTGTCTACAATACATTAAGAACAAAGCAATACGAACACCAATAAGAGTTAAGTTTCCTGATTACACAGGAGAGGTAGTTCAGTCAGAAGAAGACTCGACTAAATATGTTTCGTATGGTACCTTTTCACGCCGTGGTAAAACCGCGGTCTCCATCACAGAGGTGCCATACGGCTTTGACCGAGAAGGTTATGTTAAGGTACTCGATAAGTTGGAAGAAGATGGAGATATTGTATCTTACGAAGACAAATGCGATAAAGAAGGATTTAGGTTTGAGGTTAAATTAAAATTAGCCTCTGCAAAATGGTCTGATTCTAAAATTATTACTAAGTTTAAACTAAGCAAGCCGTTTTCACAAAACCTTACAGTCATTGATTTTGATGGTAAGTTACGCGAATATGACGATGCAAAAACCCTTCTAAAGGACTTTTGTGACTACCGCCTTGGGATACTACAGCAGAGAATTGACGATAGGATTGCCGCGTTCACAGAAGCACAAAGATGGTTAGAAGTTAAGATGCAGTTCATTAGTGCTGTACTTAATAACGATATTGTATTTAAGAACCAAAAGAAAGCTGCGGTAAGTAAAATGATTCTCGAACATACCGATGCACTTAAGAGCGATGTTGATAGATTACTTCGTATTAATATATTAAGTCTTACAGACGAAATGGTTAAAGAATTAGAAAAAGAAATAATTGAAATAAACAAAACATTGGACTTTTGGAAAGGAACAACTCCTCAAGACCAATTCGTAACCGACTTGGAGGAGTTGTAATAAATATGAAAAAGACAAAGCATAGACCTTTTTCTGTTTGGACTATTTGGAAATATGCTCTTGGAGGATTTTCAGATGAAAAGACTGAACCCTATGACAATTATGTGGCTTTGCTTCGGACTGTTATTGTGGGGGTTAACTTTTTAACTTGCTTCTTTATTATAGCAAATACTATTAGACACTGGTAATTATGGAAAAGAAAAACTTAAATTTAAACTTACTCACTGAAGGATTGGAACTAACAGATGTACAAACTTTATATCACGAATTCTTTTATAGAAAAGACTATACATGGTGGAGAGACGTTAATAAAGGTGACACTGTTGTTGATCTTGGTGCCTGTGTTGGCTTTTTTACTTGCCACGCTTTGGACCGTAATGCTTCTAGGATCATTGCTCTCGAGCCTAGTAGGAAACATCTTAAGACGCTTGTAAGAAATATATCGGATTCATATATTGATAAAGGTACTATTCCGGTACAGCCAATACACGCTGCTATAGGTTCGACTGCTAATCACTTTGGTAATGTATTTTCTGACGATACCGATTTTAAGAAAATGTCATTCTTGGATCTTGTTGTAGATTATAAAATTCCTGAGATTGATTATCTTAAGATTGATATTGAAGGTGGAGAATATGGAATTTTTACAAAAATGAATTTTCCTTATTTGAGAAATAATGTAAAACACATTGCAGTAGAGTTTCATATGAACGCATACAAAGGATGTGTAGGACAATGGCAAAAGTTTAGAGATGGACTGTTACAGCAATTTGATACTGACCAAGTAAGATTCCTCGAACATGAAGATCGAGCAAAAGCTTACGACGATAGTTTTTTGAATGCTGGTGATTTTAGTAAATGGTCAAGCTTTATGCTTTACATTACCAATTCTTAATGTAGCAAATAAAGTTCATTGGAACGTGTTCCCACCACCTAGGATGAAATAATTTTTCCATTAAACTTTCATCTTGAAAGAATAATCTATTCTGATCTCTACAACATTTTAGTAGTGAGTTTTTCCATTCAACAAACCTTTCATTTGAGGCATATGTAGAACCCAGGTGTACTCTTACCGCAATGAATCGAACCTGAGTTAGTAAATAATCAAGATGCTTTTGATGAAGAACATTAAACTCGGCTCCTGCCGCATCAACCTTTAAATAATCAATAGTCTGCAGATCATGGTATTCGACCAATTCGGCTAACGACATTAATTTAGGTTCTTCAGGAGATTCTTTATATACTTGAGAATAGTAAGTACCTGCTCGGTCAATATCAGTCATACCCATGGCGGCATTAATTGGAAACACCTTTTGTTCTGGGACATCCATAATATAGTCAGAAACATTCTTAATTGCCGTTTTAAGTAAACGACGATTTGGTTCAATCATAAAAACTTTTCTTGCGCCAGCATCAAGAGCTTTAGCAGAGAAGGATCCAATACCTGCACCAACGTCTACAACGACATCGTCAGGTAATATTTCATACCACCAATCATAGTCTTTGCGAACGAATAAAGTTTTATGAAGTTCAACTACATCGTTCATTGATAAGCCGGCGGTATCAATTTCGTAAGTTAGTGCTTTGGGTTTAAACATGATGTACTCCAATCTAATAAATAATAAAAACCATTACGAATTTATTTATAGGAAATGACATGGCAGAAATAATAAACAACTATCTTTCTCCAACAAATTTTACAATTAGCGTGAAGAGAATACCAAATGTTGAGTTCTTTACTCAAAAGATGATCATACCTGGAGTTCAAGGATCTCCCGTTGCAGTAGACAATCCATTAAAGGCAATCTATCAACAAAATGACAAACTTGTTTATGGTGACTTGGAACTAACAATGATCCTCGATGAAAACATGAATAATTACAAAGAGATTCTTAATTGGATGGAAGGCATCGGATTTCCGGAAGATCATAAGCAATATAAAGATTTAAAGAATAGCACCGACGGATTATATTCAGACATAATCGCAACAATCACAAATAGCCATAAAAATCCAAACATAAGATTTACTTTTACAAATTGCTTTCCTGTATCATTAGGATCAATTAACCTTGATGTTGATGTAAGTGATATAGCATATGCAACTTGTGGAGTGACGATGAGATTTGATTCAATGAAAATGGAACAGCTATAAAACTATTGACATCTAACCCAAAGTGTGATATAATGGTTATGTAATTAATAGTTTGAGATAGAGTATGGACACAAATGATATAGCAGCCTTGTGGGCAAAAGACTCGCCGATAGATGAAACTAATCTTGTCGGTGAAAGTAAAAGAATTCCTGAATTACACAGCAAGTACTATAATCTTTATTATAGAGAAGTATTGCGTGTCAAAAAACTTAAAGCCGAATACAAAGAATTGGAAATGGAAAAACGTAATTATTACGATGGGTCAATGGACGAGATTACTTTAAGAGAAAAAGGTTGGAAACCATTTCAGTTAAAAGTATTAAGAAACGATTTAGACAAATACATTCAAGCAGACAAAGATGTTATTAAGCTAAGCCTTACAATTGATTTTCATACTGCAAATGCAAACTATCTTGAAGATATAATTAAAACAATACACAGTAGGAACTTTGTAGTTAAGAACATGATTGATGTTCTGAAGTTTCAATCAGGAGATTATTAATGTGGAATAAATTTATGGAGTGGGCGTGGAGACAAGACGTGGAAGGAGTTGACAAGCCAAAAGTAATTGATATGATGGCCGATGATGTGGATCCAAATGAAGTCACAATTGAGAACGCATATAAAACTAGATGGATTTGGTATCATACAATATTAGCAATCGGCATATTCTTTACGAATATTTTATTAACAGCAATCTTAGTGGTGTTGGCCATTAAATTATGAAAGATACCCAAATAGCAGATCTTATAATAATTGCTCTATGTGTAGTAATAATTATAAGCATATTATAAATGAGTGAAAAGATAACAATAGAATATATGGACTCGGTCTATATGAGAATCGTTTGCGATTCTGGTATAAAACAAGAGCTGTCCGAATTCTTTGCGTTTAAACCTGAGGGTTATCAGTTTAGTCCTAAGTATAAAGCAAGAGTATGGGATGGCACTATTCGATTATTTCAGCCGATGAAACCTGTTCTATATGTTGGTCTATATCCTCATCTTAAAAAGTTTTGCGAACAACGAGATTACATATTAGAATCACCAAGAGAGATTGGTGAAGAAGAAATTATAGAAAAAGGATATGTTGAGGATCTTGCTGAAAGAATTAATTGTAAGTATAAGCTAAGAGACTATCAAATCGAATACATTGAAAACGCTTTACGTAATCGTAGATCTTTATCTCTATCTCCAACATCATCAGGTAAGTCTTTAATTATTTACCTTTTACAGCAACACTATTACGATGCTTTAGGATTAAGAACGTTAATCATTGTTCCGACCATTTCTTTGGTTCATCAGATGGCTGGTGATTTTGCTGATTACGGTTGTGAAGACGAAGTATATTGTATTAAAGGTGGTGTCGATAAAAACACAAAAGCCAATATCGTAATATCAACTTGGCAGTCTTTAGTAAAACAACCCAAGGATTGGTTTCAACAGTTTGGTGTTGTGATGGGAGACGAGGCTCATACCTTTCAGGCAAAGTCATTAACAACAATTATGCACAAACTTAATAAGTGCGAATTCAGACATGGATTTACAGGTACTCTAAAATCTTCCGAAAGCAAAACACATAGGTTAGTGTTAGAAGGTTGCTTTGGTGAAGTAAAGAGAATTGTATCTACAAAGAAATTAATGGACGAAGGAACAGTAGCCGACTTCGAGGTTAAAGCTATTGTATTGAATCATAGTAATGAAGCAAAGCAAAATTTCAAAAAGGCAATAGGTCAAGTTAAAGAGTCGGTTCGCAAATGGCCTGCTGAGCGTGAGTTCATAGTAAATCACGAAAAGAGAAACAATTTTATAAAGAATTTGTTGTGGTCTTTAAAAGATCAGAACAATTTGGTTCTGTTTGATCTTGTCGAAAAACACGGCAAGATACTCGAACCAATGTTAAGAAAAGATGGTAGAGAATTGCATTTTATATATGGAGCCACAAAAGGAGATGAGCGTGAAAGGATTCGTCATCTTGTTGAAAATGATCCAGTGAAACAGCACGACATACTTGCTTCTTATGGAGTATTCAGTACAGGTGTTAATATAAAAAGGTTAGATAATGTGATCTTTGCTTCTTCAGGAAAATCTGAAATAAAAGTATTACAATCAATAGGTAGAAGTTTGCGGAAGGCTGAGGACTCTCGTAAGGCTGTCCTTTATGATATCGCTGATGATCTGTCGGTGGGGTCGTATGAAAATTATACTTTGAAACATTTTAAACAGAGGATCGAAATTTACTCGCAGGAGGAGTTTCCATTTAAAATTTATAATATTGACATCTAACTTAAATTGTACCTTAAAGCCTGATAGACTTATTATACAAGGAGTTAAACCAAATGTCAATAGTTTTTGTGAAAAAAGTTGAGGAAATTTCAGAAATATGCATTTTCTATTGACAAAACAACGGAAATAGATTATAATAACAGGAATATTTTAAACAAAAGGAGTACTAGTTTGAAATGGCTAAGAAAAGAAACTATGTAAACAACAAAGACCTTCTTGAGGCATTAATTAAATACAGAGACGAATGCGCAGAAGCCGAGGACTGTGGAGAAAACTCTCCTCAGGTACCAGAGTACATCGGTAAATGTATTATGATGATTGCTCAAAGATTGGCAACAAGACCAAACTTCAGTGGGTATATGTATAAAGAAGAAATGATTTCAGACGGAATTGAAAACTGTCTTCAATATATACATAACTTCAATCCAGAAAAATCTAAGAATCCATTTGCTTACTTTACTCAAATCATTTGGTATGCTTTCTTAAGAAGAATATCAAAAGAGAAGAAGCAGATGTATATTAAATTTAAAGCATCACAAAGACAGATGCATGATAATGAAGTATACGACTCATCAGGAGAACAAATCACTGGGAACCAACTCCCAGATTACATCAATGAATTTATTGATGACTTTGAAAATAAACTAAAGAAGTAAGGAGTTTATGAAAGTATTAGTATTTGGATTGCCAGGTAGTGGCAAAAGCACGTTAGCAGAACCTCTCGCAGAGCAGGTAGAAGGCGTTTGGATTAATGCAGACGCAGTAAGAGAAAAATACGACGACTGGGATTTTTCAGACGAAGGCCGAATGAGACAGGCAAATCGTATGAGACATCTTGCAGACGGAGTATCTATGGCAGGTAAAATTGCCATTACAGATTTCGTTTGTCCGTTTCAAAAAGCAAGAGATGGCTTTGATGCCGACTTTACTATTTGGATGGATACTATCGAAGAAGGCAGATTCGAAGATACAAATAAAATCTTTGAAAAGCCAGATCAAGTTGACTTGGTCATCAGAAAATGGGCGCCGGCTAATCACTTAATTGTTGAGCCTGCTATAAGAAAGGAGTACACATTATGGCAGAAGTCACAAAACTGAGGCACTTGGGTAAGGCAGTAACATGGAGAATATTAGCAAGTATTGTGACAGCGTTGATAGCCTTATATTTCGGCCTTCCACAAAAGGCAGTCGGATCTGTATTTCTAGCAGATCTAATAATTAAATTTGTATTGTATTATGGTCATGAAAGAGTTTGGTACAAATACATCAAGTTTGGAGTTAAGTAAAATGTTTGAGTACGAAAACGCATTCGACTTTAAGAAGCCAACAGTTCAAATGTTGGGAAGATGGCAACCTTGGCATGAAGGTCATACAAAATTATTTGAAAAGGCCTTGACATTGACAGGACAAGTTGTTATAATGGTACGTGAAGTATATGGTATCGAAGGAGATGCCGGAGCCGGTCGTACTGTTGCTCAAACCGATAATCCTTTTGGAGAGATTGCCGTCATTGACGGAATTAAGAAAGGACTCGGTGACGCAGGGTATGAAGAAGGCAGAGAGTATATGATTATGGCAGTACCAAATATTGTGGACATTAGTTATGGCCGCGGTGTTGGTTATACATTTACAGAGCATGATCTTGGTAAAGATATTCATGATATATCAGCCACAAAGATTCGTGCAAAAATGAGAGAAGAAGGCAAATTATGAAATTAGTAGATAACACCGATCCAATTATGCATAGAGAGTTAGCAGATGTCAATCTTAAAGATCCTGGATTCGATCCTGAAGAATTAAAAGAACAGATGGTTACTTTAATGGAGTCGCAAAAAGGTCTCGGCCTTTCGGCGTGTCAAGTAGGATTAGACCATAAGGTTTTTGTTATTGGAGAAAATAAACAAAACTCAATGATGTTTATCAATCCTGAAGTAATTAGTGTATCAGAAGAAGCTGTACTTGACGTTGAAGGTTGCTTAAGCTATCCTGATATGTTTGTTAAAATGAAAAGACCAAATCAAGTTGAAGCAAAATGGTACGATGAAAAACTAAACGAAAGAAGCGGTACCTTCGAAGGCTATACTGCAAGATGTTTCTTACACGAGTTTGACCACCTATACGGAGTAGTATATAAAGATAAAGTGTCTCGACTTAAATGGGATCGAGCATTGAAGAAGAAAGGTAAAATTACCAAACAGCGTGCAGCTGCTATGGCTTACCTTACAAATTTACAAAACCAATTACCTAAAGAGACGGCTGAAAAACAAGCGGCCGTTAATTAAATATGAAGATAGCTATCGTAACCGATATTCATATCGGCGCAAGAGGCGATTCCCGAGTATTTCACGAAGTCCAACGGAAATTTTTCCAAGAGGTCTTTTTTCCTTATATTGATGAACACGATATAAATGTTGTGTTTGATCTTGGAGATACGTTCGATCGCCGAAAGTATATTAACTATGCCACTTTACAGAAAGGTAAAGAGTTTCTATTTGATGAATTAGCAAAGCGTGATATTGATTTCTATGCATTGATTGGTAATCACGATACGTATTACGCAAGTACTAATAAAATCAATAGTATGAATCTACTTACAAAAGAATATCCTCAGTTCAAATTATATCAAGACCTTGGTGAAGAGCTTACATTGGGATCTACTAAATTCTTAATGTTACCTTGGATTAATAAAGAAAATGCAGAAGAGAATCTAAAAATTGTTGCTGAATCCGATGCTCATATACTGATGGGACATTTAGAAGTAAAAGGATTTGAAATGATGAAAGGCGCCTTATGTACTCATGGCCTCGATATGAATGTATTTAAACATTTTGAGTCTGCATACTCTGGCCATTTTCACCATCCTTCAAGATATGGCAATGTAGAGTATCTTGGCTCACCATACGAAATGACATGGTCTGATTACAAAGGAAGCCGAGGTTTTCATGTATTTGATACTGAAACTCGAGAGATGATTAAAATTGAAAATCCTAATCGTGTATTCTATAAAGTATTTTACAACGATGAAGACTGGACAGTTGATACCGTTGCTAATTATGATGTTAGTCAATATAAAGATACCTATGTAAAAGTCATTGTTCAGAATAGAACCAACGCCTATCTTTACGATATGTTTATGGGTCGTATGTCGGAGTGCGGAGCAGTTGATGTTCGAGCAGTTGACGATCATATGAATTTAGATGCAGAAGGTGTTGAAGAAATACTTGACGAAACTAAAGATACAACAGAGATCTTAAGTCAATATATAGATTCGTTAGAGACGAATGTTGATAAGACAAAAGTCAAATCGTTAGTCGACGAATTATACCACGAGGCACTAAGTTTATAATGAGAATTAATTTTGAGAAGGTAAAATATAAAAACATCTTATCCACCGGAAATGTATATACAACCATTGAGTTAAATCAAGTACCTAGTACACTTATAGCAGGTTCAAACGGTTCAGGTAAAAGTACTTTACTTGATGCAATCGTATTTGGTTTATACGGTCGACCATTTCGTAATATCAATAAAGCACAACTTGTAAATTCTATTAACAACAAAGAACTCGTTGTTGAATTATATTTTAGTGCAGGCGGTGATAAGTATAAAATCGTTCGTGGTATTAAACCAAATGTGTTTGAAATTTGGAAGAACGGTGGAATGATTAATCAAGATGCATCAGTTCGAGACTATCAAGCATTCCTTGAAGAAACAATTTTAGGTATCAACTTCAAAGCATTTAATCAAATAGTTGTTCTTGGATCTGCTACTTATATTCCTTTTATGGAATTACGAGCATATCAGCGTCGTGAAATTATCGAAGACTTATTGGACATTCAAGTATTTTCAGTTATGGGTACTTTAGCAAAAGATCGTATGTCTGATATTAAAAGAACGATCACCGATAACAAATACGACATCGAGATGATTGAGAATAATATACAATCGGCTGAAGAAAACAATGAAGAGATTCGTAAATTAAAATCGGTCGAGGTTGATAAGATTAAAGAAAAAATGTCCGAACACATCGACTTGGTTGAAAGTAAAAGTAATATTATTGACGAACAAGACGAAACACTCAAATCGTTATACGATGATATATCTGATAAGCCTGAAGAAAAGAAAAAGTTTGGAGAAGAAACAGAAAGGAGAGCAGAGCTCGAAAGAAGCCGCGTTCAGTTTGATAAAGAATTATCTTTCTATGAACATAACGATGATTGTCCAACTTGTAAGCAAGGTATTGCGCATGATTTCAAACAAGAGCAAATCATGGATAAGAATCAACAGAAGGCTCGTATTGAAAAAGGTTTAGTTGATATTGATAAGATCATTAAGAAACATCAAGATCGTTTGAGTACAATTTCAAAAATTGAAGATCAGATCCAAGAAGTTAACTTTAAGATATCTGAAATACGAGCTGAAATCAAAATGTCTAAGAACGCGTTGAATGCATATAAGAAAGACCTAGACAATGCTCAAAAAGAAGTTGATGAAGTTGATACTACTAAACTTCAAAACCTTCAAAAGAAACTTGATAAGCAAACACAAATTAGAACAAAGCTACTCGATGAACACGAAGTATTAAACATTGTGCAAACAATTTTAAAAGATGGAGGTATTAAGGCAAAGATTATTAGTCAGTACATACCTGTTATTAATAAACTTATCAACAAATATCTTGCTGCCTTTGATTTGTTCGTTGACTTTCAGCTTGATGAAAACTTTGATGAAGTAATTCGTTCGAGGTTTAGAGACAAATTTACTTATGCCAGTTTTTCTGAAGGCGAGAAACTGCGTATTACATTATCAATTATGTTGGCTTGGAGATCAGTTGCGAAACTCAGATCTTCAGTATCTACTAACTTATTGATTCTTGATGAAACTCTTGATGGCGCTTTAGATGGAGTCGGTATTGAGAGCTTAATTGAAACATTACATGGATTGAACTCTGATGATAACATCTTTGTAATATCACACCGCGGAGACCAATTTGCTGAGAAATTTGAGAACAACCTCAAGTTCGAGAAGATCAAAAACTTTTCTGAGCTCGCAGCATAAACCTATTGACATTGTGTGTCAACTAGTTTATAATGGTACAAACTAAAAGGCAATATGGCATTGACTAAATTCTATACATCTGTTGAAAGATACGGAAATAATATTCTACATCGTGGATACGAAAACGGCAAACGTTTCTCGTATCGTGTACCGTTTCAACCAACACTATATGTTCATACGCCGAAGTCGGGAGAAGAAGGATACACGTCCTTAACAGAAGGAAGCCTACCATTATCTCCACATAAGTTTGGCGATATGCGGGAAGCTAAAAACTTTATCGAGGAATACAAAGGTGTTCACGGTATGAAGATCTTTGGCTCAACAAATTACATTACACAATTCATACAAGAAGAGTATCCTGAAAAGGTTGCATATGATGTAAGTCATGTTAATATTGTTTCGTTTGATATTGAGGTCGACATTCGTGATGGCTTTGCTAATATTGACGAAGCTGACAACCCTATTACGTCGATTGCTTATCATAGTTCAAGATCTGATATTTACTATCTGCTTGGTCAAAAAGATTACGACAAGACACAAACAGTAACGGACATTCCTCAAGACAAGATTCAATATGTCAAGTTTGATTCTGAAGTTCAATTGCTTCAGTACTTTATTAAATTATGGACAACTGATTATCCTGATATCGTAACAGGTTGGAACGTTGAATACTTTGACATAATGTATGTTGTTACGAGGATCATCCGTTTGCTCGGAGAAGAAACTGCCAAACGTTTATCTCCACACAAATCAATCAAAAAGCAAAGTCGAGAAGTATTTGGCAAAGTCAACTCAACATATTCTATTATGGGCATTGCTGTAATTGACTACATGGATTGCTTTAAGAAATTTGGTTATAAGTATGGTCCTCAAGAATCATATAGATTAGATCATATTGCGTATGTTGTTCTCGGTGAAAAGAAAATTGATTACTCTGAATACGGTTCTTTAACTGGATTATACGATGAGAATCCACAATTATATTTGGACTATAACCTCAAAGACACTCAACTGATTGCTCGTCTTGAAGAAGAAACTGGATTACTTGCCTTAGTTATGACAGTTGCTTATGACGGTGGAGTTAATTATGGAGATGCCTTTGGAACTGTAGGTATTTGGGAATCCACAATTTATCGTAAGTTAATGAAAGACAAAGTTGTTCCTCCGTTAAAAAGTGGACCAGGAATGCGAGGAAATGAACTTGTCGGCGGTTATGTAAAAGATCCGAAAGTTGGAATGCATCCTTGGGTTGTATCGTTTGACCTCAACTCTCTATATCCTCATCTGATGCTGCAATTCAATATGTCGCCTGAAACATATATGCCTGATGATCGTGAATATGTAACTCAAGATATGGTGCTTAAAGGTGAATACAAAAATGATCGTAAAGATGTATCAGTTGCTGCCAACGGAGTTTGCTTTTCAAATAAGAAACTTGGAATCATTCCTGAAATCATTGATGAATATTATAATAACCGTTCTGTTATCAAAAAGCAAATGATTGCCGCTGAACAACAGTTCGAGATTGAAAAAGATCCTACTGAATTGAAAAAGCTAAAACGCGAAATTAATCAACTTCATAATTCGCAAATGTCAATTAAGATTGCCATGAACAGTTTGTATGGAGCAACGGCAAATATCTACTTCTTATATTATATTAACGAAATGGCCGAAGCAATCACAACAAGCGGTCAGTTGGCTATTCGTTATGCTCAAAAGTCAGTTAACGACTATTTCAATAAAATTCTTGGAACTGACGATGCTGACTATATCATTTATATTGATACTGACTCTATCTATGTTGACTTTGGTCCACTAATTACTGAAGTGTTTGGCACAACTGATATTGATAAAGACAAAGGTGAAGAGTTCCTTGATAGAGTATGTTCAACAAAGATTGAGCAAATTATCGAAGATGGTTATGAAAAGCTTGCTGCTGATTTAGGTACTTATCGTAATGCAATGGTAATGAAACGCGAAAAGATTGCTCACCGTGGAATTTTTGTTGCCAAGAAAAGATATATACTAAATACATTGAACTCTGAAGGAGTTCATTATGATACTGCTAAGATATCGGTTACAGGTTTGGAATCAGTAAGATCTTCAACTCCTGAAGTTTGTCGAGAAAAGCTTAAAGAATGTTTTGAGGTTATTATGAATACCGACGAAAAGACAACCCAGGACTTTATTCAAGACTTCCGCGAAAAGTTTCGCAAGCTTGATCCTGTTGCTATCGCAAAAACTTCAGGCACTGATAATATTAAAAAGTATCAAGATAAGACTGCCTTATATAGAAAAGGTTGTCCTATGCACGTTCGTGGTGCAATTATGTATAATCATTTCCTTAAAGAGAAAGGACTTGATAAAAAGTTTGAGACAATACAAGGTGGAGATAAGGTCAAGTTTCTCTATCTTAAAGTGCCGAATCCGATAAGAGAAAATGTTATATCGGTTCCCGGCCTATTACCTAAACAACTTGGTCTTCATGAATACATTGATTACGAGTTACAATTTGACAAAGTATTCTTGAACCCAATTCAGTCAATCCTAGATGCAGTTGGATGGTCAGCAGAAAAGGTAAATACAATTGAAGATTTCTTCAGTTAAACTATTGACATTTATATTAAACTGTGGTATAATGGACCACACTATAGGAGAAAAACAATGAAAGATGTACAAATTGTAAGACTTTCAACCGGTGAGGAGATTGTCGCAAAAGTAGTATATGATAAAGGTTTTTATACATTAACTGACGGAATCTTATTGGTGCCGGCAGGAGAAGGTAAAATTGGAATGGTTCCTTTCGTACCTTATGCAAAAAGACAACCCGTTACTATTGGTGAACATCATGTTATGTTTGTCGTAGAACCTGCCGATGAATTGAAAAAGCAAGTACTTGAAGCAACAACTGGAATTGCCTTGCCTGAGAGCAATGGTCATGGTTTAAAATTGGTGTAGTTATGATAGAGATATACGGAAAAGATAATTGCGCTTATTGTAATATGGCAAAACAGCTTTGTGAACAAAAGAAGAAAGATTTTAAATATCTACAACTTAATGTAGATTATACACAGGAAGAGTTTTTTGAAAAGTTTCCAACTGCAAGAACTTTTCCTCAAATTACAATTGATGAAGAATCAATTGGTGGCTTTATGGAACTAAGGGAAATCATACTATGAAAAACATTTTAGCAACAACTTTAATTGGAGGTCTAGCAGTAGCATGTCAACCATCCGCGGCTGATGATATCTTTACTGAAATTAGACCATATATGAATACTTGTGCAGCATGTCACGGAGCTCAAGGACAAGGTGGTTTTGGTCCTAAACTACAAGGACAAAGTGCTGATGAAATTACTTCTAAACTTCTTGCATATAAAGCAGGAGAAACTTTAGGTCCACAATCGGCGTTAATGTGGCCTACAGCAAAGTATTTGACTGATGAACAAATTGATCTTATCGGCGCTTACATTTCACAAGGATACCCAGATGAGTAAAGATTGGGTAAAAGATATCAACGAAATGCAATCCAAGTATAAAACACACGATTGGATTAAAGACGCAGATATTAACAAATTAAAGGCATTCTTGAGATTCAGAATTGATTTCTTGGAAGAGGAATTAACTGAAACAAGAAATGCTCAAAAAGTTATCGACTCCGAAGAAATCGTTGATGGTTTAGTTGACCTTTGTGTAGTGGCAATCGGTACTCTCGATGCCTTTGGAGTCGATCCTTATAAAGCTTGGGATTCTGTTCTCGAAGCAAATATGGCTAAAGAACCTGGTGTAAAAGAAGCCAGGCCAAACCCACTAGGATTACCTGATCTTATGAAACCTGAAGGATGGACAGCTCCATCTCATGAAGGTAATCATGGTATTCTACCAACATTAAAAGGAGGATAAATCTTATGGCACTTAAAGAAGTATTAGTTAATGCCTTAATTGGAAAGTATGAAGCTCAGATTTCTGAAGCAAAAGCAAACATTTCTGTTTTTTTAGAAAATGGAGTTGGAGTAGCTGAACATGCTGGAACTGTTGAGACAATTGACGGAGAGATAGCTAAATTAGCAGAAGCTGAAGATAAGCTACAAGCAGTAAAAAGATTTGGACCAATAGTTCCACCAAAAGTTGTATAAAAACTATTGACATTCTTTATGATATAGATTATAATATATCTATAGTTTAAAGGACTTTTTATATTATGACCAATTTGACCAAATTGCTTAATGAAGCAATTAGTCTTCACAAAGACGGCAAATTAAGTGGCACTGACGACTTGTATAAATCACTTGTGGCATCTATTGGTGAATCGAAAGTCGTCAATCTTACTGAAGGCGAGGCAGTGAATGGCAAATTTGACGTTCTTGGCAAAGTAAGATTCCCCGGTCGAATTGAAGTAAAAACCGCAAATAAACCTACCGATGGCAAACTAGGTGCTTGGAGTTTAATGTGCAAGCGAAATGGTTGCGATTGGTTCGCATTAGTAGATGCATCTTCTTTGGAGAATAACATTTATCGTATATCTATGATACCTCACGATGTTATGTTTGAGTTTTTAGATACTCCAAATTCAAAAGGTAACTGTCCTGATAACATTCGTTGGTCAGCAAGTTATAACACAACTGATAATAAATGTATTGAGGCCACTGATTTATTTTTAATGTATGAAGTTAACCATTGACATTCAGCCTCAACTTTGTTATAATAAAAATCTATATTATGAGGATACGCCTATATGACTAAAACAGTAAATCGAGAAAGTATTAATGTATTACAAGAATGCATTGATTTACAAACTAAGAAATCTCGTGATTATCAAAATCCAAACAGCACTGTGCAACAAGCAGACTATTATCCAAATGGTGTTACAACGATTCATGATATTATGCATGCAAAAATGTTGCGTATGAAATCTGTAATGGAAGCAATGCAAGGTGATGATTACGAACCTAATTTTGAATCTCTTGAAGATTCAGCAAAAGATCTAATAAACTACTCTAGTTTTTTCGTTGCATATTGTCGTCAGATGATACCCGGCCAAAATCCTAGAGCTGATATATTCAACAGGAGAATAGATAATGAGTAATGTGATATTACCATCAAGTGACGAAGACAAGAAAAGAATTCGTGGCTGTATGGAAGAAATGAGTAATTCATTTACAAGAATGGAATCTGAAAGAGATTTTCAAAAAGAAGCAATTAATACTTTGGCCGAAGAAGTTCAAATTCCAAAATCAATCTTAAGGAAAACTGCAAGAGCTTTCCATAATCAA